AAGGATTCAACTAAGTTTATCCCATCCCTGCAGAATCAAACAATTGTAATGCCTTGTTTTGGTTCCAATACAAATCAGGTATTATCAGAATGTTTTGAGGATAGTCCTACTGGAGAATTTATTACTCAAGAGGTATTGAACAACACCGCAGTATTCAACGGTAGTTTCCGAACTTTTTGGCAAGCACCTAACTTCGGATACTTTGAACTACCGAGTATCAAAAAACCACAATATGATCAGTATTTCAAGTTAATAAAACCCAACACAAAAAATTCAGAGGCTTTTAGTTTGGGGTCAAAGTATTCGTCTATTGAGGAGATATTTGGGGTATTTAAAACGGAAATATTGGATGAGTTCGAACAAGAATTCTTAAAGTTTTCGGTAAGTACAAAAGATGTAGAAAAGGATGTCGTATCAGGACCGAGTTCTGTCAATAAGAACTTTCAATTTTTGATGCAAGAACTTTTGACTATTGATACTCCTGATAACCAAATCTCTTCAGAGGATTATATTAAAAAAGTATCAGAGAATCAAGCCATTAAAATTACTGACACAATTGAGACCTTCTTGAATTATGATGTGGTGTTTCGTTACGGTAATCCAAGTAACTTTGATAGAAAATTATGGGGTTCATTTACTACTTTACCATCCAATAGGGTTTTTGATCCATTTACGTATAATCCATATGTACAAAATACTTTACCATCGAGTAGTGGAACTATTACTCTTGCACAATCAAAAGCCGCGTTTCCACAAGAATGGATCTCGATGTATACCAATGTTGGTTTTGCAACAACAGCTAAAATGAAATATTCCAACACAGGAAGCTATTTCACAGACTTTTTTATTGATATGAATGTTCAGTTTACCGTAGCAAATGTTCAAACATTTGCACCACTTATTAAGATTTATGGTACACAAAAATTGTTGGCTGGTGGAAACTATGGGTCAGTACAATTTATTGAGAATATCAACACATATTATACCGATAAAGATACTTTCGTAAGTCAAATCTTGACACAGTTATTTCTTAGTCTACAAAAACAACTACCGAATGTAGAACAATCCAATGAAAAACCAATTATTTCCGGTTTAGACGGAGATGAACAGAAATTAGAACTATGGGAAACATTCAAAGCCTTCAACGACAAATGGATATCAGGTGGTGAATTCCAAAATAGAACCCTTTTTCAAGATGTTTTATTTTTGGATCGTGCAAATAGAGATATAGGAAATGATGTTCTTTTAGATGTTTTGAAACTCAAGAATTTTTTATCAAGTACTGATCAAACCAACGCTCGTATTATTGATTTTGTAAGTAAAATATTTGCAGACAACAAATTCCAAATGATGCCAATGCCGGCATATGTTAATTTTTGGGGTATAGGTGAGTCTGTTGATGGGCAGAGACCAAGGACAGAAACATCTCAGGATTTAGCAAATTCATTATTTGGAACTTATCTCGAGGTTGATTACCGAGAATCATCTCCCAAGTTAGTTTGTTACTTTGTAGGAAAACCTTCCGAACATCTTAACTTAAAGGAAAATCAAGATTACCGATTTAAGACCGATGCCTTTACCTTCGAATGTGGGGGAAAAAATTCCTTATCAAGATCAACAGGTGAGGAAGTAAATTTTGCCTTATCTAATAAAGTTGTAGGGTTTAATGTCGACTTTGGTAATAGAAATCAGGGTATATTTTATTCTATACAATTGGATCAAAATTCTGCTGCAGCCACGACGGAATCAAATAGGGTGATTACGGATATTGCTCTACAAGCCGGTGGTAAACGAGCTGTTGGACAAAGTCTTGGTCTATACAATTATTATAAAACAAGAAGTTACGAATGTAGAGTAGAATCATTGGGTAATGTTATGATACAACCAACAATGTATTTCAATCTTCAACATGTTCCGATGTTTTATGGTCCTTATATGATACAATCTGTAGAACACGTTATCGATGGTGGTGATTTTAAGACTTTTTTTACAGGACTAAGAATGCCAGTTGTATCGATTCCAAAAATCACTAAACAAATTCTGAGTTTAAATCAGAGTCTGTTGAGTGAATTGGTGTTGGGTGTACAAAGGCTAAAAGATACTGAAGCACAAGTTGTTACGAAAAATGTTATTGCAGTTGGAAACTCTATACAAACAAATCAAACCTTTACACCAGCAGATCCTGTAAGATGTATTGCAGACATGCAAGTCGCAAATCAAAAATACAGAAACTATGTTGGTATAGAATCGACAAAACGTGAAATTACATTTGGTGATTTATCAAAGTTGCTTAAGGATAAAGGTTATAATCAAATATTGAAAGGGTTGATATTTTTCACAGCATATGCAAATGGTCATGATGATAATAAGTTTATTACTTATGACTTCGATTTGGGTGGTACTCCATTCGGAGGAACCGTTTACTCAGGAATAACTTATGGTGAACGAAGAAAATTTTTCAATGAATCATTTGGTTGTAGAACAACATCCAATGGAGTATCAGTTCCGTATGCGGTGTTCTTGGATTTTGATAAGTCAGTAGATTTTATCTCAACTTACTATTCGAATCCGATAAATGGAAAAAAATTATACAATTCAGACCCTGAATATAAATGGACTACTAAGGATTTATTTATTGAAAGTTTAGTCTTGTTATGGATTGAATGGTGGCCAACTAAAAGCTTTCAAACAAAACAACAAAGAAATAATTGGATCTTAGCAAACGCACAATCTTTTCAGACAATAAGAAAACAAGCATCGGAAAGTGTTGAGAAATGTATTTCTTTAGGACTTATTACTTTTTGATGATATTTATAGAGAAAATATTATGAATATTAAAGATAACTTGGATATGTATCTTGGTAAAAACTCAAGATATAGTGAAAAAACTTCCAACAACGGTTACACTGAGGTCTGTGATTTAGACACAGGGGATTGTTATACTGTGAGAGATCACGATGGTTTAATCGAAAGGGTTGATAATACTATCAGAACAAATAGAAAAGTACGAGTAGAGACTCAACAAGGTGTTAAACAATTATTAAACGGATAAGACATGAAAATTGACAAAACAATTTTAGAGGAGTTGAAAAGACACAACTCGATTAACAAATACATAACAGAACAGGAAGCTGTGGATACTCCCGATCCATCGATGGATACGGAGTTGCCAGCCGCTGATCCAATGTTAGAACCAGTTGAAGATCCTAAACCCGAAGTCATCGACGTATCTCAAGATACCGAGGTCGAAAAAATTGGTGATAACAATCAAGAAACAGAAACTCAAGGAGGAACTGAAGAGTTGGACATTACCGATTTGGTCAACTCACAAAAGGGTATGGAATCTAAGCAGACCGAATATTTCGATATGATGTTCAAACAACTCGAAGGACTTCAAGGTAAATTATCGGAAATGGAAAATTTAGTTACAAAACTAAATGACATTGAAGAAAAGATTGAAAAATACAGACCCAAGTCACCGCAAGAAAAATTAGAACTTCGTAGTTTAGACTCAGGTCCATTCCATCAAAAGTTGACAGATTTTTTTGATGATAAACAACAAGACATGGAAAAGTCAGGAAAGAACGAATATGTCCTCACATCTGATGAGGTAGAACAAATTGTTCCAAGTGATATTAAGAAGTCCTTCAATTCACGAGTTCCTGAACCTACAGATAATAGGTTCGGTATGCGTTGATAAATGAAAATATTTTATTATATTATAAGGGTCACGTTGTGATCCTTTTTTATTTGGTGAACAATTTGACTTAACAATAAATTTCGTATATAATTCCTATATCTAATAATTAAATTTTTTTACAAATATGTCCAGTCCACTTGACGCAGTTCTCGCTCAGTACGAGAAAAACACCCAATCCTTTGACAATTCCAACCGAATGTCTCAGGAAGAAAGAATGAAGAAATACTTCGCTTGTATTCTACCGCAAGGTCAGTCTCAAGGTCAAAGAAGAGTTCGAATTCTCCCAACTAAAGATGGTTCATCACCATTCGTAGAAGTTTTTTACCACGAACTCCAAGTAGGAGGTAAATGGCAGAAGTTCTATGATCCAGGAAAGAACGATAACGAAAGATCACCTTTGAATGAAGTTCACGAAGAACTTATGTCAACGGGAAAAGAATCTGATAAAGAACTTGCCCGTCAATACAAGTCACGTAAATTTTACATCGTAAAGGTTGTTGATCGTGACGCTGAAGAAGAGGGTGTTAAATTTTGGAGATTCAAACACAACTACAAGAACGAGGGTATCCTCGATAAAATCATCCCGATTTGGAGACAGAAAGGTGATATTACCGATCCTGAAAAAGGTCGTGATCTTATCATCCAATTGGTGAAACAAAAAACACCTGGCGGAAAAGACTACACCGCAATTCAGACCATCATGCACGATGATCCATCAATTCTCCACACGATTGAATCGACTATGAAAGAGTGGTCGGCAGATGAGATGACTTGGCAAGATGTGTATTCGAAAAAACCTGTAGAGTTTTTGGAAGCAATTTCTCGTGGTGAAGAACCACGTTGGAACTCTGAAACAGGTAAGTATGTATACGGAGACGACGCCCTTCTATCTATGGGTGGAGGTAAGTCATCTAATGTTATGGATCCACAAACAGGAGCAGATCCTGATGAAGATCTACCATTCTGATCTAATAACTAACGGGACATTCTTACCGACTTCTTTGTCTGTGAGAGTGTCCTTTTTTTTAACCAAAATAATAAAATAATTACATCGTAAGATAAAAACATGGCACTTAAAAAAACTGATTTCACAACACTGAAGAAAAAGTTCTCAACTTCGGCAAAATATAAACCACAACGTTTTTTTGATTTAGGAAAAGAATTCTTGGAAGCAGTCGGCCTACCGGGTCCCGCAATTGGGCACATCAATATGTTCTTAGGACATAGTGATACTGGAAAGACAACCGCTCTTATTAAATCCGCAGTGAGTGCTCAAAAACAAAATGTTCTCCCTGTATTCATCATAACAGAACAAAAATGGAGTTTCGATCACGCTCAGTTGATGGGGTTCGACTGTCAAGAAGCGGTTGATCCTGAAACAGGTGAGATCGATTGGGACGGTTTTTTTATTTTCAACAATAATTTCAACTATATCGAACAGATCACACAATACATCAATGATTTGTTAGATGCTCAAGAAAAAGGTGAGTTAGAATACGATTTATTGTTCCTATGGGATTCGATCGGGTCAGTGCCTTCAAAGATGACCTACGAAGGAAAAGGTGGAAAGCAACACAATGCGGCAACACTTGCCGACAAAATCGGAATGGGTATTAACCAAAGAATTTCAGGATCTCGTAAAGCAGACTCAAAGTTCGAAAACACCCTCGTGATTGTGAATCAACCTTGGGTAGAATTACCTGACAATCCTTTTGGTCAACCGAAAATCAAAGCTAAAGGTGGTGAATCAGTTTGGTTGAATTCTTCATTAGTATTTTTGTTCGGAAATCAGAAAGGTGCTGGTACAACTAAGATTACCGCAACAAAAGATAAAAGAACCGTAAAGTTCGCAACTCGTTCAAAAATATCGGTTATGAAAAACCACATTAATGGATTGGGTTACGAAGATGGGAAGATTATTGTTACTCCCCACGGATTTTTGGCGGGTAAGGAAACCATTGAGGAGAAGGCATCGATCGAGGCGTACAAGAAAGAACATTCTGACTACTGGAAGGAGATCATCGGATCAGACGGGGACTTTTCCCTTGTCGATGAGAAAGACCCTGACATCCTTCGTTAGTATCCCCATTTGTCAAATCAATTAGATTATAAAGATTGAAAACTCTTTTAGTAGATGGAGATAACTTATTTAAGATCGGGTTCCACGGAGTGCGAGAATTCTTCGTCGATGGTCATCACATCGGCGGGGTCTTCCACTTTCTCAATACCCTCAGGAAACAATTGGATGAACACAACTATGACAAAATTATCGTCTTTTGGGACGGTGACGGCAACTCAAGTCAACGACG